TTCGAGGGTATTGAGGAAATTATAGAAGATTATGATTTGAATGTAATAGGTGGCAGGGGTGGCTGTTATGGTGATCCTGCTTTTGGCTCGTCAAACTTTGGTGTATTAGGGGGGGAAATACGAGATAATTTATTGTATGTAACAGAGGCTAATGAATTTCCAAGACCATCGCCAAGTGCCATGCTAGATGTAATGGAAGATATGGCTCACAGGTATAATGACAACTGTAAGATAGATTCAGCCCACCCTGGATTCATTCGTGACCTTGAAGAAAGAGGCATTCCTGCCTTACCTATCAACTTTGGATTACAGATAAGGGATCATGAATCAGCCAATATGCAATCGTTAAGAAGTAAAATGACAATCAATGCCTCGCAGATGGTTAAGAATGGCAAGGTAAGAGTACACCCAAATCATACTAAACTATTGGCACAGATGAGGTCAGCCCAATTCGATATTAAGGGTGGCATAGACAAGTCAGAATTGAACGCAGATGTATTGGATTGCTTTATCATGTGCTGTTGGGATTTGAAAGAGTTTGATTATGGTCACTATGATATTATGTCAGATAGATTAGTCAAGGAAGATGAAACCGATAAACCTAAAAGCAAGGGTGGCATTTCAATAAATACGGAAGTAGTAGAATGAACGATCCAAGACTAGCAGAATTTATTGTTAAGGCAACAGGCAAGACAATAGGCAGGTGTTCAAAGGTAGAACTATCAACACTCTTTGCCAATTCCTATGCTGAATATGTCAAATCATTTAATCAATTAAAAGACGGATATAGATTATACAAAGAGATAGAGGGCAAATTAGATAAGATTAAAGAGGAAATAAAAGACCTGGACACCATACCAACATCTGTAATTACTACCATTATTGAAGCAAAGCCAAAGGAAAAAGTTGACTAAGGATTTTCATGTTTGTTCAAAGTGTTTTGAGTTTAGAGGCAAGAAATATAAGCGTGATGGGTGGGTATTAGAATATGAATAACAGCCCAAAGACACAAGAAGAATTAATGCTATTATATATGAAATCTGTTACTAACTTATTAGACGCAGTTAGGGAAAAAGAAAAAGAGTTAAAGGAATCAAAGGACAATGATCCGATAACTGTAATGCACTACACAAGAAGAATGGTTCAAGATTGGTTTAGAGCCAAAGGTGGCTTACCTATACCCGATTAATTTATTCTATTATATATAAGATAATTAACAAATTACATTATGAATCCATTATTATTAAATCTGAATATTACTTCCGTTAATAATCGTGGTAGTGATTAGTTGGCATACGGTCTTTATCTTATAATGGATCAGCCAAAATGGTTTAGGGGTGACTTTAGTGACACAAACAAATTAACAGGAACAATCTATACAGATCAAAAATTTACAAGAAAAGCAAACTTAACAGGATATACAATAACAATTAGACTAACCAAGAATCATAGATGGGGTGATTACTTTAACAAGGTAGGAAGTATTGTTTCTGCAACAGGTGGCACATTTTCATACGCAGTAGCAGAGAATGAGATACCACCACCAGGATTATACAATGTGAAGATAGAATTGTCCAAGTCAGGTGCTAGGGAATCAACATTAAATAGACAAGAACTAATGATAGTTGAAGGAGCAACAGCATGATTGACGCAATAGGAAACCCAATTAATTACGACATTGAAGAAAACATGGTCAAGGAATCCAAAGTGCCATTGGCAAAGATAGTAAGATCAGATTATCAGCGTGAACAGCCAATACAGGTCACCTTTGAACAGTTGATTAAATATCACGACAGAACACCACAATTACAAATAGCAGTATCATCTTATTCAGAATTAATTACAGGAACAGAAATGAATGTTACCTGCAAGTCAGATAAGGCAACAGAAGTGTTAAACGAATGGATAAGAAATGCTGATTTCTATGACAAATTTGAAAACATGGTCACTACCTGTCTAATCACAGGAAACTCAATACTTGAGAAACTAGATGAGAATGACATACAAGGCGTTGAGGAAGTGGATATGCAAACTATCATATCAAAGAAAAGAAACGAGTTTGGTGAATTACAATACTATGAGCATAGAACAAATCATGGACAAACAGCAAAACTAGGTGAAGGAAAGCTAGGCAAATTTATCGAATTTAACTTAACAAACTATTCCAAACAAGCATGGGGTAAGTCATTATTTTATTCACTAGCCATTCCTAGAACAATAGGAAATAGAACAACAGCACCACTAATTGAAATCATGTGGGGTGTTGAAGACGCTATGTCAGCAATTATCTTAAACAATGCATATCCCATCACGACCATTACCTATGCAGGTGCAAGTGATCCGTATCTAGAAAAAGAGGCAGTAAGATGGCAAAAGTACAAGCCAGGTGACAAACGTGTGCAAAAGATAAAGCCTGAAATAGAGTTCTTTGAAACACAGGGCAACAGCAAATATACAGATTATATTCAACACTTGGAAAAAGTATTCGAGCTTGGTACGCAATTCCCACACGATATTATGACAGGTGACTTCACAAGCAGAGCTTCATCAGAAACAACAGATAACATTGTAATGAAAAGGGTAAGGGGTTATCAGAGATATTTGGCTAACAAACTAAAGGTGGAACTATTTGACAATATATTAATTCAAAACGGATATGATCCTGAATTGGAAGAATGTGATGTTGCATTTACTTCACAGAATATTATCGAGTTGGAAGTGGCACAGGTTAAGGATTTATCTACACAGGGCATTATGACCAAAGGTGAATCAAGAGAATGGCTAAGAGTCAATACAGGAATGGAATTGCCTGATGATGATGAGATTAAAGCTAACCAAGACGTACAAGCAACAGTAGCCAAAAACGCACAGGACATAAAACAAGAGAAATTTATCCAGGAAAACATGAAGCAAATATCACAAGTAAGAGCCAAGCCAAAAGTAATGTGCAAGATGTGCAAGGAAGGACAACACGCACTATGCACCAAACGAAGATGTGAATGTCAATGACAGAATTTGATGATTTGACTAAAAGGATCTTGGACAGATTAGATACCTTTGAAGAAAAAATAGAAAAACTATGTGAACGACTAATGAAGGTCGAATATGAATTAAGTACGCATTTCAAAGAACAGGAAGATAAGCAATCAAACAAGGACAGAAAATTCTATATCATTATTGCAGGTATGGGTATTACATTTACAGCAGTAGAAATCCTACAAAATATAATTTAACAATAGTTTAAATAAAGCACTAATGACAAATATATCATAGCCGTCATGGGATATCTTGAGTTGTGGATTCTAGATACCTGAAAAAGATACCCATCTTAGGCTACCACCAAGACACGTTTCGTGAGAGCGTCANAGGNTTTGTTTCCTNTCATTGAGGTGGTATTTTTACTTAATTTTTTTTAACCTTAAGGGTTTATATTGAACTTCTTTGGTAATAAAGGTATGAGTAGAACACAAATTGTAGTAGCAGAAAACAAAGAAAAATTCACAGCCGATCAAATTGCTAAAGCATTTGAAGGTAGATATGGTAAAATTGTCGAGGATATTGATGTAAATGACACATTAATTACTATTGCAATTCCTGATAGAATTTATAAAATGTTTAAAAAATTAAATGGTAAGAAATATGAGAAATCAATAATAAAAATAGTACATGAGGATTTTTCTGATGAATTTAATCAAGTGTTTGAAGATGGTGTGTGGGTAGCATAATGACACCTAGAACATTACAAAACAGTATCACTTGGGAAATTCTTACCCAAGATGAAATCTGTGAAATCCTAGATTCAAAATGGGGAAAAGCAGGGTTAAGAACTGTGATTGGCAACATGATGATTGCAGATAATAAATTAACCCCAAAACAGCACAGAAAAGTACATGGCTATGAAGGTGGTCTTTTTTAAAATGACACCTAAAATCCTTCCATGCCATACTTACAAAGCTAGAGTATTGGCAAGAGATTTAGACAATAATAATTATTCACCATTAAGCTTATAATATTAATTAATGGTTACTTTTACTTAATTAATCATATTATTACTAGCGTAGGCGTCCTATTCGTTAAACCAAAAAGAATGTAGATACATCATTTGGTTTAATTTTTTAAACCTTAACGATTTATATTGAAGTTGTTTCAATAAAAAGGTATGAGAAGAAGTCAAATCATAGACTTATGGGCTGAATCAAATATTCATGCTCATAAAAATCAATGCATAATTTGTAAAAAAGTTGACATTTGCCAACACCAAGAAATATGCATTAATCATTTCATCAATCCTAATAACGGTTAATACTGTTATTTTTTCTCTTTTTATTAATTCTTATAATACCTAATACCAACAATAATTATTGAATTTACAGGCTTATACTTCCGTTAATGAATCTGCTAACATAACTGGCGTGGCACTCATACCTAGAATTAGCAGAAATAACAACCTATATACTAAACAAGAATTGGAACGATTTGATGGTGTTACTGTTCCGTTAAATTGGGAACATGATCCATCTAACGTAATTGGTGAAGTTACTTTCCATTATAACCCAAGTCAAGAAACTGTCTATTATGAAGGCACTATCACTAATGAAGCAAGTGCCAATGTAGCACGAAACAAATTATTATTCACAAGTATTGAAGCAACACCAACAGAAGTAACAGAAATTTGTAACGGTAATTCAGATTGTTTTGCTATGCCATTTGGCTTACGCCCAGAAGGATTAGCATTAACTGAAACGCCTGGTGTGCCTGAAACAAGTGTCAAAGTTATCGAGAATTATATTAAAGAATGTAACCACCATGAACTAGAGGCTGACGCAGTAGCCAAAGTTGAAGGTGTTACAACAACTGATTTTACCAACTTTAAAAATAAAGTTATGGATCATTTAGAAGTAGAAGAATGTGCTGATTGTGGCAAACTACACTCAAAAAAAAACTAAACAATGAAGATGTAGCCCTTAGTGGCGATTATGGCAGAGCAGATGTAGGCAAGAAGAAAAAGAAAAAATTTGAATTTAAAGAAGAATTAAACGATGATTGGAAAGAGCTAGAACATTACCTTATAGAAGATTCAACCAATAGTGGTCAAAAATCTGATACAGTAGGAAATCCTGAATTTAGGTCTTTTACTCATTCATCATCATTCGTGGGTAATGTAATATGGGATAGGGAATCAAGGCAAATGAACATAATATTGAATGGTAAAACGTATTCATTTTGTAGAGTATCTGAAAGATTATTTGATTCATTTGAGGGTGCAGATAGCAAAGGAGCATTTTTCAACAGGGAAATTAAAACCTTACATGATTGTTAGTCCTTATATAACCAACATTTAAAGAATTAGTTATGCCTTGCGACTGTAACAAAAAAACAGAAGCTGACGATATGGAATGTCCTGATGGACAATCTTATGACGTATCACAAGGAAAATGTGTAGCTAAAGAATCTGCATTTGGTGATCCAAAAGCTGACTCTGCTATTGGCGATCTCGCCAGTAACGGATCAGATGTTGGTGACAAACAACAAGTAGAGGGCTGTCCAGAAGGACACTCTATTAATCCTGATTCAGGAATTTGTGAACCAGGTGCAACTGCTGACAAAACTGATAACATTGGTCAAACCAATACATCTATTGCAACAGAGAAGAAACTAGCTAGCATTGAAAAATCCTTAAAGGCTCTTTCAGAAAAGAAACCAACTGCTCAAGTAGGTTTAGAAGATGGTGTCCACACTTGGAAAAGTGTAGCAGAAAACATGGCTCCATCACTTAGAAAATATGGTAAATTTGAGTTTGACATTAACTTGGAAAGCTTAAGATCCATTAACACTAAACAAACAAGAGATAGAAGTGGTCAAGTAACTGAATCATTCAGAGCTTCCCCTCTACAACTACAAGAAGCAGTATCAATTTCAGGTACACACGCAACACAAGACTTAGACACAGATGTTGCAATCGTTCCTGGTGGTTTATCTTTTAGACCTGTATTCGAATTNGCTAAAGTNAAAAAAATCGAAGCAGGTATGGATAGAGCAAGATTCTTCAAGACAACTATTCCTGCCAATGGATCTCAAACTGTTGGTTCTACACCTTCACAAGCAACACAAACTTTCACAGCAATAGAAGTCACACCTTCAACCATTACAGGTGTCTATCTTGTTGGTGACTTTGATGAGATAGAAAACTCACCATTTGATCTTTTGCAAGCTATTGTCGAAGGTAGTGCTTCATCTTATGAAGACTTTGTAGCAACCGATATGTTAGATACAAAATCTAAAGAAGGAACTCTTACACCTGGATTATGGATTCGTGCTGACACAGGAGCTGTCATTACCTCAAGTAATGTTGCTTCCGTAGTATTTGACGAAACTGCAATCGCAGTAGGTCGTGAGTATCTTGAAAATCAAGGATATCTTCGTGGTGGTATCAAACCTGTTGCCTTCCTACACCCTCAACAATGGCGACAATTAATCACATCAACTAATGTTACATCATTAGCAACTAGAAGTGCACCTGATATATGGCTCAAAGCAGAACTTGAACAATTTATGGGTGTCCAATTAGTAGTTAGTAACGCAGTTGAATTGAAATCCCAAACCAATGACGCTTACAACGCACTTATCTGCGTTCCAAAGCACTCATACGGTATTGGTATCAAACGTGATGTAACTGTCAAAATGCACGAGTATGGTGAGGATAACCAAGTTAGAGTGAACACTACTTGGAGAACAAACACAGGTGTGATAGACGCAACTTCAATCGTTAGAATTTCATCAACAGTTTAATCAGCTTAACTGATTTACCTTTTTTTATTTTTAGTTAATTAATTTTAACCTTTTAGTTAATTTTTTTTGGTTAAAAACTTATAATCTACCAAAACAATTAGAAGTATGTCAAAAGACTATGGAATAGAGTATTGGGGAAAACTCGAAGAACGTGAGTTAATTTTCCTAATGGAACTTCTAGAGGAAAAGGCAAAAGAACCAATAGCAGGTTTGAGTAAATTGTATAAAAAACTCAAAGAAGATTTTGTCCAAGCAGATTCTTATGAAGAAGCAACTCTAAAAAACAAATTCGTTGAATCTATAACTATTCAACACTAACAATAGACCATCAACCGTCTATTATTTCCTTTATTTTTAAAAATCAGTTAGTTAATACTATGGCAGGAAATTATTACGGAATTAACGCTTGTAAAGACCTACTTAACATTGATAATGGTGATTCTGTTGATGATGAACTGCTAAATCGCTTTGGTGCAGTAGCAAATCAGCATATTGACAACATTCTCAAGCAACATGATGAAAGAATACCACTAAAAGTGCCTAGTATTCTAGCAGATGTTAAAATGTCAGCAAATTACTATGTATGCTCACTATTCAGAGGTAAAAGAGGTGACAATGATACTGCAAAGTTTTGGAAAGAAATGTTTACTGATACAATTAACGGAATTATTGAAGAAAGAAGCATTGAAGGCTTATCTTATGACGTTCAAAGATTCAACGATAGATATAGACAGGAAGATGTGTATAGATTATGGTAATTAATTCTAATATAGGACAAATAGTGAGAGTATAATATTATGTTTCAACTACCTACTTCTTGGAATCTAAGTAATAGGATTAATGAGGCAAAAGTTGACTCTTTTGAATCTTGGGCTGACAGTACAAGATATTTATCTGAACAATCAAGAGCAGATAATGTTGTAAGGGTTTTATCATTCCCAGAAACAAGCCCATCTGGAAACATTGACATGATTAAGGAATTTGACTATACACATAACCTGGTAACCAATGACGGTGAAATTTATTATGCTAAAAAAGGAGCAGGGGAAACACCTGCAACTAATGAAAACTTTGGTAGTGGAAGATTTGAAATCGGAACAACTGCCTATACAGAAGCAGAAACAGATACTTTTACAAACTTTGATGTTGGTGGATCTTCTAAAATAGCCAACTCAAGACAAACTTTTACAAGTGGTTATCCTAAAACAAATGATACAGGTGACGCAGATAATACAGGTGATGGAACTGATGTTGTATCTTACGCTGTTAACTATTCTGCTTCATCATGGAACGATTCTTCCGTTGAACAAGGTGTCATACATGACAATGCAAGTCCTGTAAGTGCCACCAAACTATTATGCTCATTCAGCTTCACTTCTTTTGCAAAGACAGCTTCTGACACCCTAAAGATATTCGTAAATCACGCATTTGAGAATCAATGAGAAAACTGTTTGAAATGCTTAATCGCATTAACGGTACACCTTCACATTCTGAGCCAAGACTAGACGCTAAAGTAAAACATAAGGAAACTGTTATCACAATATTAAGAGGTAATGACTAATGGTAGATGTTAAGATTTCTGCTTTAGGTGCAATAGGAACAATAGTTGACGCTGATGTTATTGCAATAATTGATGATGTAGCCAATACACCTGTATCTAAAAAGGCAACAATGGCTCAAGTTAAGACCTATATTGGCACAGGCATGACAGCTTCATCAACTGATACCCTAACTAACAAGACCTTTGATGTAGAAGGAACAGGCAACAGCATATCCAATATTGATGTGGCTGACCTTAAATCAGGCGTATTAGACACAGATATTTCAACAACATCAGCTAGTGACGATACAATACCAAGTGCAAAGGCAGTTAAGACAGCAATAGACGCAAAAGCCTCAACCGTATCAGAATTAACAGATACAACAATTTCATCAGTAGGGGATAACGAATTATTACAATATGACAGTACATCATCTAAATGGATCAATCAAACCTTAGCAGAAGCAGGAATATCACCTGTGGCAGGATCAGGTAGCATTGTAACAACAGGTGCATTAAATTCAGGCTCTATTACATCAGGCTTTGGTGCTATTGACAATGGTGCTAGTGCAATTACAACCACAGGAACAATTACAGGTGGTCAAGTAACAGTTGACAATTTAACTATCAATGCAAATACAATAGAAGCAACAAACACAAATGGAAATATAATTTTAGATTCAAACGGAACAGGTGTCATAGAGGTCTTAGGAAATACAAATGATGGTGCAATTACACTTAACTGTACTGACAATTCTCATGGTCAAACCATCAAAGCACAGCCACATTCAGCAGGAATAACTAATACCATGTTATTGCCACAAGGAGCAAGTTCTACTTTGGTATCATTGGTTTCAGCAGATACATTAACTAACAAAACATTAACAAGCCCACAAATTAACACAAAATTAGATATTTTGGCTCAAGGTGAATTAAGATTACAAGACGCAAGTGGTGGTCAGTACATAGGATTTAAAGCACCAACAACCGTTACAAATTACACTTTAACAATGCCAGGTGCAACAGGTACAAATGGTCAAGTGTTAAAAATGTCCTCAACTTCAAACACATTGGAATGGGGAACAGCAGGTGGTGGCAATCATACTGAACAAGGTTTTGATGTTTATACGACACATACACCAACTTCTACAACATCTGATGGTATTGCCTATATGTTTGCACGAAAAATAGATTCAAATAATGATGGTTTATACATTACGCTATGGAAGAATGGAGCTTCACAAGAAGTCCAGATTGCATAGTGTGATATAAATGGCAATAACATATCACGCAGGTAGAAGAATACAAGGAACAAGTACAGATGTAGCAGTTGTTAATCGTGGAACAATAACCACAGATGGTTCATACACCGTTATTAAATTTAC